GGAGAACAATCGGTACAAAAATACAAAGATGAATTAGCTATAAATGGAGATTTATCTTATCTTAATATAGACTGGAAACCAGTACCTGTAATATCTAAGTTTGTAGACATTGTTGTTAATGGAATGTCAAATAAAACTTACGATATAAAAGCTTACGCTCAAGATCAAGAATCTTTGCAAGCTAGAACATCATACGCATTAGCAATACTTAGAGACATGTATTCTCAAGATTTAGTTTCAAAAGCTAGTGAGGTTACTGGGAAAGATTTCTCAGCATCTCCACTACCTAAAGATGAATTACCAGAAACTAAGGAAGAATTAGACTTACACATGCAACTATCTTATAAGCAGTCTATAGAGATAGCTGAAGAAGAAGCAATTAATAATGTGTTAGCTTCTAATAAATGGGACTTAACAAGAAGAAGATTAAACTATGACTTAACAGTTCTTGGAATAGCTGCTGTAAAAACTAGTTTTAATGTTAGCGAGGGAATACGAGCGGAGTATGTTGATCCAGCTTATTTAGTATATTCTTATACTGAAGATCCTAACTTTGATGACATATACTATGTTGGAGAAGTTAAAGCTGTTACTATTCCAGAATTAAAGAAACAATTTCCAGATATAACTGATGAAGAGTTATACAGAATACAACAAGCGCCAGGTAATAGACAATATATAACTGGTTGGGGAAATTATGATGAAAATACGGTTCAGGTATTATACTATGAGTATAAAACTTATATGAACCAAGTATTTAAAATAAAATATGGGGAAAATGGACTTGAAAAAGCTATTGAAAAAACAGATGAATTCAATCCACCTCAAAACGATAACTTTGAAAGAGTATCAAGAACTATAGAGGTTTTATACACAGGAGCAAAAATATTAGGAACAAACACAATGTTAGAGTGGAAGTTGTCAGAAAATATGACAAGACCTTACGCTGATACTACTAAGGTAGAAATGAACTACGTTATATGTGCTCCTAGAATGTATAAAGGTAGAATAGATTCAACAGTTAATAAAATAACTGGATTTGCGGATATGATTCAACTAACACATCTAAAATTACAACAAGTAATGTCTAAGATAGTTCCTGATGGAGTTTTTCTTGATATAGATGGTTTGATGGAAGTTGATTTAGGTAATGGTACAAATTATAATCCAGCCGAAGCTTTAAATATGTACTTTCAAACTGGTAGTATAGTTGGTAGATCACTAACGCAAGATGGAGGTCAGAATTCAGCTAGAATACCTATTCAAGAGTTAAATAGTTCTTCTGGACAAGCTAAGATAGCCGCGTTGATACAAACTTATCAGTATTATTTACAAATGATAAGAGATGTAACCGGACTAAACGAAGCGCGTGATGGAAGTGCTCCAGAGAGAGATACTTTAGTTGGTCTTCAAAAAATGGCCGCTAACGCATCAAATACTGCTACTAAGCACATATTACAGTCAAGCATATATTTGACTCTTAGAACATGCGAAAACATATCCCTTAGGATTGCAGACTGCTTAGATTACCCTTTAACCGCTAAGGTTTTAGAACAAAGCATTACAACATACAATACATCAACATTAAAAGAAATAAAAAATCTTAATCTTCATGACTTTGGTATATATTTAGAACTAGAACCAGATGAAGAAGAGAAAGCGATGTTAGAACAAAACATACAAGTTGCTTTACAAAGTGGTGGCATAGATCTTGATGATGCTATAGATATTAGGCAAATTAAAAACCTTAAGTTAGCTAATCAATTATTGAAACTAAGAAAAGCCAAGAAACAAAAAGCCGCGCAAGAAGCTCAAATGGCTAATATACAAGCACAGGCTCAAGCTAATCAACAGACAGCACAGCAAGCGGCTTTATTCGAAGTTCAAAAACAACAAGCTTTAACACAAGAAACAATAAACATAGAAAGAGCTAAGTCTCAGTTTGATATGGAGAGAATGCAGACAGAAATGCAACTTAAAATACAAATGATGGAAATGCAATTTCAATATGACATGCAGTTGGCACAGTTAAAAGCACAGTCAGATACTCAGAACTTACAAAGCGCTGAAGATAGAAAAGACGAAAGAACTAGAATACAAGCGTCTCAACAGTCTCAATTAGTCAATCAAAGAACTAATGATTCTTTACCACAAAACTTTGAGTCATCTCAATTTAGTGGATTAGAAGGACTTGGGATTTAAAATAAAATAACTATTTAATTATATCATATTATGTCAGAAATTATCAAACAGGAAGGTGAATTTAAAATCGCTACTCCAAAACCACGGATACCTAAGAATTTAGGTAAAGAGAATAAGGTTACAAAAGTCGATTTATCAACTCCTAAAGTTGAACAAGAAGTAACGAAAGTCGTTATACCTAGTTTAGAAAAAACAGAAGAAGATGCCATTCAAAAACAAAGCACAGATGAAAGCGTGTTACGCGCAGAACAATCCAAAGTGGAATTGCAAGAAATGGAGCGAGGAGACGAAGGGTCCTTTAAAAATGTTGTTGAAGAAATCACAGACGAAGAAGTAAAAGTAATTGAAAAAGAAGTTGAAAATCATGTTCAACAGCAGGTATTAACTGGTAAACCATTACCTGAAAACATAGAAAAACTAGTAGCTTTCATGGAAGAGACTGGTGGAACTGTAGAAGATTATGTTAGATTAAACACAGATTACTCTAACGTGGATGAAAAAACATTATTAAGAGAATATTATACAAGAACAAAACCTCATTTAGATAAAGAAGAAATCCAATTTTTAATGGAAGATACTTTTGAATATGATGAGGATTTAGAAGAAGAGCGAGACATCCGTAAAAAGAAACTTGCTTTTAAAGAGGAGGTTGTAAAAGCCAAGAAGCACTTAGATTCGATAAAGAGTGAATATTACGACGAGATCAAGTTGAGACCCGGAGTAACTCAAGAACAAAAAGAAGCTTCTGACTTTTTTAACCGATACAAACAATCCGAAGGCGAGTCTAAAGCTAGGCATGAGAGGTTTAAACAACAAACTAAAAGTTTATTTAACGACGATTTCAAAGGTTTTGAATATAATGTCGGTGACAAGAGATTTAGGTACAGTGTCCAAAACAACGAACAACTAGTAGAGAAACAATCAGACATTAACAATTTTATCGGGAAGTTCTTAGATAAAGAAGGAAACGTTAGTGACAGTAAAAGTTATCACAAGGCTTTGTATACCGCTATGAATTCAGACAAGATTGCCCAACACTTTTACGAACAAGGAAAAGCTGATGCGGTTAAAGAAGTTATGAATAACTCTAAAAATCCAAGTACAGGTCAACCAAGACAAACATCTGGTGAAGTATTTGTAAATGGTTTAAGGGTTAAATCAGTTAGTGGTTTTGATTCTTCAAAATTAAGAATACAAACAAAAAAGTTTAACAATTAAAATTAAAAATTATGGCGAATGTCGCTCCACAATTCGGGTCTATTAAACCGAGTCAAAAACAAACAGCATTAGAAACAAATTACTTAAACTTCGCAAATGGAAGTGGTAATGATTTTGCTCAACAATATTTACCAGAAATCTACGAACAAGAAGTAGAGCGTTTTGGAAATAGAACTCTTTCAGGATTCTTACGCATGGTAGGAGCTGAAATGCCTATGTCTTCTGATCAAATCATTTGGTCTGAACAAAACAGATTACACATTGCTTATAATGATGTTACTTGTGCTAGCGCAACTACATTAACTTTCGCAGTTGGTGGTACTGGTAAAAACTTCGTTAACAACGTTATATCTGTAGGTCAAACATTAGTAGTAATGAGTCCAACTACTGGTAAAGAACTTAAAGTATTAGTTACAGCTTCTACTGCAGGAACTACTAACCCAGCGGTTATCACTGTTGCTCCTTATACTCAATTAGATTTAACTACTGGAGCAGGAAATACAGTTAACTTTGCAAGCGCTACAAATCTTAAAATATTTGTATATGGTTCTGAGTTCAAAAAAGGAACTACAGATTCTACTATCAAAACTGTAACTCCTTCTTTCACTCAATACAGTAACTCTCCTATTATTGTTAAAGAGAAATATGAAATCTCTGGTTCTGACACTGCTCAAATTGGTTGGGTTGAAGTTGCTACTGAAGACGGTACTGGAGGATTCTTGTGGTATCTAAAAGCTGAATCCGAAACTAGATTACGTTTTGAAGATTACTTGGAAATGTCAGTTATAGAAGGTGAACTAGCTACAGCTTCTAGTGGAGTATACGCTATTGCGGCTACTGGTGACGGTGCTAAATACAAAGGTACTCAAGGTTTATTTGCTGCTATTAAAGATAGAGGTAATGTTGTAAACAACTTTACTGCTTCTACTGGTTTAAGTGATTTCGATTCAATCTTGAAAAACTTAGATACTCAAGGAGCAATTGAAGAAAACATGTTCTTCTTGAATAGAGCTACTTCTCTTGACTTTGATGATATGCTTGCTTCTTTATCTGCAGGTTCTGCTGGTGGTGTTGCTTACGGTTTATTTGAAAACTCTGAGCAAATGGCATTGAACTTAGGTTTCTCAGGTTTCCGTAGAGGTTCTTACGATTTCTATAAAACAGACTGGAAATATTTAAATGACGCTTCTACTCGTGGAGGTATGGCTAACACTTCTATTGACGGTGTACTTATTCCTGCTGGAACATCTACAGTATACGATCAACAATTAGGTACTAACATCCGTAGACCTTTCTTACACGTTCGTTACAGAGCTAACCAAGCAGATGATAGACGTATGAAATCTTGGATTACTGGATCTGTTGGAGGTGCTTACACTTCTGATCTTGATGCAATGCAAGTACACTTCTTGTCTGAAAGATGTTTAGTTACTCAAGCTGCTAACAACTTCGTATTGTTTACTGCTTCTGTATAGCAAACCGGTGATACTTACCCTCGTTGAAACTACGGGGGTATTTATTACCTTTTTTTAAAAATTTATTAAATTATATTATATTATGGCAAATCCTGTAAAAACAAATGTTAAGGCACTAGAAAATATCGAAGTGTTAGATCCTATTGAAGTGATTGAAAAATCAAAAAAAATTGAGGTTAAACCTCCAAAAAATAACTGGGAAATAAAAGATAGAACATATATTATCTCAGATAGCAGTTCTCCTCTTACGTATACGTTGCAATGTAAACACACGCTAAGATACCCATTGTTATGGTTTGATAAAGAAACTGGCGATCAAAAAGAATTAAGATACGCCACGAATCAAAACTCTCCATTTGTTGAAGAGCAAAAAGGTCAAGTAACGCTTGGCCATGTTATATTTGAGAACGGAACTTTATTCGTTCCTAAAGAAAAACAGAATTTACAAAAAATGTTATCAATATATCATCCAGGTTTAGGTATTAAATATACAGAATTTGATCCAATGGTTGAAGCAGAAGATGACTTAGATTACCTAGAATTAGAAATGGAAGCTATGAACGCGGCTTTTGAGATGGATATTGACGAAGCAGAAGCTATTGTACGTGTAGAAGTTGGTTCTAGAGTGAATAAGATGAGTTCTAAGGAAGTAAAAAGAGACTTATTGTTATTTGCTAGAAGAAATCCTTCTTTGTTCTTAGAATTAGCCAGTGATGATAATGTTCAACTTAGAAACATAGCCATTAGAGCAACAGAATCTAATATTATAAAACTATCGCAAGACCAAAGAACATTTATGTGGGGTGAAAACGATAGAAAATTAATGACCGTTCCTTTTGACGAAAATCCTTACTCGGCAATGGCAGCGTTTTTTAAGACAGATGAAGGTATAAACATCTTCAAGTCGATAGAGAAAAAACTTAAATAACGTGTAATACTGATATATAAGCGGTTATTGTAAATTAACGTACAGTAACCGCTTTAATATTATAATAAACATAATAAATGGCAGTAAATATAGATACAGTTTATAAAACGGTTTTATTAATTCTTAACAAAGAACAACGTGGATATATGACTCCGCAGGAATTTAATAAAACAGCAACTCAAGTCCAACTTGAAATATTAAATGAATATTTCGAAGATCTAAACCAGCAGTTACGTGTTCCTGGAAATGACAGTGAATACAGTGATCGTGTAAAAAATTTAGAAACTAAAATATCGATTTTTCAAGACGTAGCTAGTTGTTTGTATTCTTCTGGCGTATTTACGATAACACCTACATCTCCTAGTCAATTCTACAAAATAGGAACCGTAATATATAAAGGAGAAAAAGAAGTTCAATACGTTCAACCAAATGAACTACTAGAACTAAACCTATCTCCAATAACAAAACCTTCATTATATTGGCCAGTATACCAACTTAATGGACTTAAAATAAAAGTATATCCATCTACTATTACTAGTAACACTGATATAACTTGTACTTACGTTAGAAAGCCATTAGATCCAGTTTGGGGTTTTAACGTTGGTTCTAGAGGTCAATATATATATAACTCAAATCCATACGTGGCAGGAACGCCAGACACTGGTTCTAGGAACTTTGAGTTGCACGAGACAGAACAAACAACTATTATACTAAAAATACTAATGTACGCTGGTATAATAATAAAAGATCCTCAAATAGTTCAAGCAGCAGCACAACAAGCTCAATCTGTAGAAGTAAACTCTAAAAGCTAATTAACACATGCCTACACCTAACAATGGTTTAATAACCGAAACAAATAGACAATATTACGAAGGAGCCCAAGGTTTCATAACTACTGGCACTAGTGTTCCGTACGTTACTACTTTTAATACTGATTTAGTGTTTGGTAATAACAATCCTAATAATGTAGATTACGCTTTAAATAACTTTAAAATATACACTAGTCCAACTGGTTTTCCTGGTTCATTTGAAGAACTAATAAGTAACTACTACGTAGTAAATAACGAGATTTGGTTGACTGGTACCTTAGTAGCTGACGTATATTTAGTTGTTCAATTAAAGATTCTAAGTGGTGGAAACTATGGAGATCCTTCAGATCCAAGTAGTTACGCTTACGGAAACGTGGTTGAAAAAAACTATGGTGGATATTCATATATAACTCTTAACGATATAGTTAACAACTTTTTAGTTGGTTACGTTGGAACAGGTAAAATAGTAAACTCTGTAAAAAGAACAGATGTCATATTTCATGCAAAAAGAAGTATGCAGGAATTTAGCTATGATACTTTAAAAAGTGTTAAGTCTCAAGAACTAAACATACCTCCAAGTTTAAGCGTCGTTATACCACAAGATTATGTTAATTATGTTAGCATGTCATGGATAGATATGTCAGGCGTAAAGCACATCATATATCCAGCTAATAACTTAACTATAAACCCATACGAAAATCCAATCCAAGATTCAAGTGGAGTTCCTATTCAAGACAACTTTAATGATAACATAGAAGGTACTTCTTTAACAGAAGAGAGATGGAAAACAAATGGAACTCGTTACCTTTCTTACGACGCTAATAATTTTGTTGGAAACTGGAACAATGGTGATACTTGGTTACAAAACGCAGCGTACGGTACTAGATATGGATTAGATCCTCAATACAGCAATGCAAATGGTTGCTTTACTATAAATGATAGAGAAGGAAAAATATCTTTCAGTAGCGACTTAGTAGGTAAATTAATAGTACTAGAATACATATCAGATGGACTTGCTTACGACATGGATTCTAAAGTCCCTAAAATGGCAGAAGAAGCGATGTATGCTTACATAATTCATGCTATTGTATCAACAAGAGCTAATCAACCGGAATACTTAGTACAAAGATTAAAACAAGAGAGAACTGCTAAATTAAGAAACGCAAAAATAAGACTTTCTAATATCAAATTAGAAGAAATAACTCAAGTATTAAGAGGTCAATCTAAATGGATTAAACATTAAATAAATGGCTGAAATTAAAAATAATTTTCTTGGTGCTAAAATGAACCAAGATATAGATGATAGGTTATTATCTTCTAATGAATATAGATATGCTTTAAATCTTGAAATAAATAGATCTGAAAATTCAGATGTTGGTACATTACAAAATGTATTGGGTAATAGTTTAACTATAAATTTCAATACGTTAACAGGTTCTACTGGTTTAGAATGCATAGGTGCTTATCCAGATAATTCAGGTGACGATATTTATATATTTTTAACAAATAATAATAGTTCTACATATAATAAGGATGCTAAGAATTTCATATACGTTTATAATAGCTCAAGTAACTTAACTACTTTGTTAACGAAAGGTGCTTATTTAAACTTTTCTACATTAAACAAAGTAATCGGTATAAACCTATTAGAAGATCTATTATTCTGGACTGACAATAGAAACCAACCAAGAAGATTAAACGTAAGAAAAGCAAAAACAAGTGAATCGTATTATCAATATGAAGAACAAATATCTGTAGCTAAAATAAGTCCATTGTATACTATGGAACTATTTAGACTAAGTACAAAACCAACTGTACCTGCAGGAACATACGAAACTTCTATGTTAGATGTCGTTAGTCAGAAACTACCGAACAATACAACGGATAATCCATACTACAATTCAACTTACGCTGGAGATCCAGCTTATTTAGAAGACAAATACATTAGGTTTAGTTACAGATATAAGTTTGAAGATGGAGAGTACTCTATAATGGCTCCTTTTACACAAATAACTTATATACCAAAGCAAGATGGTTATTTTATGTACGACGCTCCATTAGTACTTGGTGGAGAACCTGTTAGAGACGACGAGACAAGTGCTTATAGAAGTACTGTAATTGATTTTATGAAAAACAAAGTTAACAACATATTTTTACAAATAAAACTACCGTGCGAAGCTAACTTAATGTTGTCTAAATATAAAATATCATTTATAGAGATACTTTATAAAGACGCTAACGATTTATCTGTAAATGTTGTCGATTCAATATCAGTAGATCCAAATAATAACGGAGTGTTTAGTACAAGCGCACTAGTTTATAGTTATGATTATCAATCTAAAAAACCATTTAAAACTCTTCCAGAAAGAGAATTAATAAGAGTTTATGACAAAACACCTGTTAAAGCACTTGGTCAAGAAGTTATTAGTAATAGAATAGTTTACAGTAATTATCAAGATAAATTTTCTTTTCCAAAGTATTTAGATTACAACGTAGGATTTGGTACTAAATATGCTTTTGGATTTGATAATGGAGAAGGTACTAGTATAATAGAATATCCTAATCACACCGTTAAGCAGAATAGAAACTATCAAGTCGGAATAGTATTATGTGATAAATTCGGCAGAGAATCTGGAGTTATATCTTCTAATAAAACAACATCAGAATCATCTGGAACTTTTGTAGCTTCTTCATTATATGCTCCTTATTTAGAAGATGGAGACGTAGTTCCTTCTCAATGGCCTGGCAACTCACTTAAAGTATTATTTAATAACATTATAACTCCACTTGGTCCAGATCCTATTACTGGTTGGCCTGGTCTATACAATGGAACAGTTACCGATCCACTGTATAATCCTTTAGGTTGGTATTCGTATAAAATAGTTGTTAAACAAACAGAACAAGAATACTATAACGTATAT